TATCCATTAGGATTGCTGCTGCCTAAATAACCGTAAACACGACTTGTTAGTTTATTATACACTTGCCCGTCATAAGTCGCTCTTATTCCGTCAGGAATATTTTGCGGGTTAAGATACAAGACAATAGCTCCAGTATCTCCACCAGTATCTACATTCGCTGTATAATATCCCGTCCTACCACTAGTGCTTAATGTACCTATGTCGCATCCAATAGCAGGTAAACATCCACAACAAGAATCCCAGCTATCTACATCTGAATAACAAAGGCTAATACTTGTTGATTTTCTGTAATCCCAAATCATGTACAAATTATCTTGATTACCAACTGGCTTGGCCGGCATAGTAAATTCAGCAGAATATACGTCCGGAGCTCCAGAGGTGTTCAAGGGAGTTATTGTAGTAGCCGCGCTAAGTAAATTACTTATATCTGTGGGGTTGTTTTGATAAAGCGTTGAGCTTCTTAAATACCTTAAATTATTGGTGGTGGTGTCAAAAACAAAATCATCAAAAGCTATTTTATTGCTAAACATAGTTACTATAGCTCCTTCGGTGGGAATAACGCCAGCCCCTATAGGACCAGAAACCTTGTCGTATTGTGACACCAATGGTTGTGTAGTTCCCGAAATAAATTCAACTAAGTTTGAGTGAAGCGGAGCTTGGAAAGTTCCATCAACCCAAGAATACTCGTTGTGAATAAACTGACCAGCCTCATTGTTGCTGGTTATTGCTATATTGTATAATGTCAAAATATTTAATACAGGACAATTAACGGTTATCTCAATACTGTCTGAACTAGCCGATGTGGTAGAAACTATTAAGGTCATTTCATTAGCATCTACAGATTCTTTTGGAACTGTTATGCTTCCACTAGAATATACAAGTCCAGTAGTATATGTTACGCCATTATAGACTATCGAGATAGAATATCCAATTCCTGTAAGTGAAATTTGACTTATGACCTCTGCTCCAGTCTCGGTTATAATATTTTCTCCCGTAAGTTCAGTTATAATATTGTCTTCCGGCGCTGGAGGAATTATGTAATCAATAACAACATCCCCTATTTCTTGGGTTACATCAACACAATAAATCGTGTCCCTTCCCGGAATTAAATTTATATTTCTACTAATGCCACAGGAGGTGCAAGAAGAAACTACCGTATCAACCTGTCTAGTAGAAGACAATACAAATTCATTCATATAAGGGTCAAAACCCCCGAGCTTTTGAGTTCCTATTGAATTTATAAAGAAATCTCTAAACCAAGAACGCATACCTAATTCAGATATAACATTTAATTGGTCTGCTTGAGAAGAACCTCCCTTTAAATTAATTACAGCACCTCTCTTGGAATCTGTAAAAAACTTATCATATCCCCATGAAGCAAAACTCTCGGGATTATTACTTATTCCATATTCCTCTGTTCTAGCCACTTGTTGTCCTAAAACCTCTGGTACAGAAGTTAAAGTACCGCCGCCAGACGCATCAGTTAATATGTCCTTTCCTTGTAATACATAGGATATTTTATCCTCTTGCAAAACCAAGACATCTGTTTGTCTTGTAAAAAGTTTTTGTATAGGACCAAATGAGTCTTCTAATGGCTTAAAATTAAGTAATCCAAGGTTGAACTCATTTAATTTATTTACATTGGTCTCATCATTGTAAACCCCACTATATGTTAAGTCAGCGAATCTGTGGGCTTCTTTAAAATCTTGAGCAGAAGTTGAGGTAACTCTGTTTCCAAAGTTCATTCTTTTCCCAGTAATAGAGTCTCTAATTTTATAACTCTCAACACCGTTACCAAAAGATATACAGTTATAGAACTCGGTATCTACAATAGCACTTCTAGTTGATGTTTGATTGTTAATATTTCCTTGGTGCTGCCCTAAAGCATCAATAGGAAACGATAAGTCGTTTTCATACCAAACATCTGGCAAAGCTTCTGATGGCTCTGTTTCAAAGGTGATAGTTCCTTCGGATTGATATATAGATATTTCAGCACTAATGTAGGCTCTCTCGTCATCGCCCCCAAATCTGCTACATTTTTGACCTCCAGTAATTACAAAAAACTCCTCTCCGGTAGCTGTGTTTTTGTAAAACTGATAATAATTATCATAAGAATTACCGGGCATTATAGCTTGCCACTGAGATTGACTTGTGGGTGTTGACGTGTTTTGTATGGGCGTTGAAATGAAATAGTTAGCCATTGGCTCTCTATTACTACAACCCACTTCAGTAACCCCGTCATCTAATATTCTTTCTACATTATCCCCAACAAACCAATCCGAGAAAGATGCGTAATCTTGACTTGAGTAAACAGTTATTATTCCGTCATAATCCGGAAGATAATAAGCTCTTTTCTCACAACCAGTAAAACATTCTTGACCTCTCCTTGATAGTCTTATGTTGAAAGTAACTCTAGTACCGGCAGGAATTGCTATTGGCAAGTAAGTGCCTGGATTAAGAGTGTCTTCTACGCTTACGGGATAAGGTAAATGACTCCGTTCGTTTACCGGAGCTCCATTGTCCCCCACTTGATGAAGCCTTCCCTTCGCTATTATAGAATCACTGCTAATAACAGCATTAAAACTGTTGGGGTTTATTTTCATGTAAACCCCGGCAGGTATGTCTATATTTAGAGCTGGATTTCCGGGAACAGGAACTTCAATAAAGTTTGATGATTGCGCCTGTTTTTCAAGTACGGTAGCATAACTACATTGCTGAGTAGGTCCGCTTGTGTCCGTCTTAACTATTAATCTATCACCAGATTCTATTTTAGCAGCATTTTCACCCTCTAATAAAAAATAAACACTATTATCTGTAGGGCTTGGAAAAAATATATTACTATAAATAGTCTCGTAATCTACCAAGTCTGGCTTAATTACAAACTTATACCTAGTAGCCCAAGAGGGGGCTAGTTGAGTTGAGGGTATATCTACCCTGATTGAATTTTTAAATCGAGATGCAGAACAAGGAACGCTAACTGTGTTCTCTGTATATCTGCCAACTAACGCAGTTGAAGACCTGTTAAAGTCATCCATATATACCATTCCAATCTCATACCCTCTATTGCTATGAAGACTATATGGATTTGCTATTTCTTGATATAAAGCGTTTGTGCTTGTTATTTCGTAATACTCATAATAACTTATTGTTGGAGCTAACACATCATCAACAAATTGCATTGCAGGAATTTGAAGTCCGATTATATCGCTACCTAAATCAGTAAATATAGATATTGGCTCTGAAGCAGCAGTTATACCACTCGCATACTTATAGTATTCATCTGGTGATGTGCCTAAAAAATTAGGTATTGAACAGTTTATAATATCTGTTAAAGTAGTGCCATTACAAGAGTTTCCAACCGTTTGAATATTCGCAACAGTTCCGATTTTAGATATAAAATCAGAGCTTGTAGCTAATTCATATACAGAATTATAAGTTGTTGGTATAAAATATGTGAAGGTTGTGTTTATTAAAGAAGTACTTTCATCCGGGCCAATTGAACCGGGGGGAGTTATTTCACTAGAAACAGCTAAAAAACTAAATTCCACAGTGATAGAAGCCCCTCTTTTTAATTCTTTACCAGTAAGGTCTATGTTTATAATAGAATTAGCGATAGTTTGTGATGAAACACCAAAATCATATACACCATTTACAGTGCTGGTGTCTAAGGTTGAATTGCCTATTGTTTCTTGAAAAAGATAAGCACTAAACCCTAGTTTTATAGGATTGTTTAATCTATCAACTAAGTCATAACCATCCACGTAATTACCATAGATAAGCCGATTCCCCATGACTGTTTGCGCTTGCGCAAATCTAGGGACATTGTCGTAAGTTCTTAGTATCTCATATTCCGGAAGTACCGTAAAGACTTTTTTATTATAGAAATCATAAGTGTATTCGGTGTCATCCGCATAACCTATATTCTCTTTATCTAGCTTTTCAATGACTTTAATTGTAGCATCGTCATATTCCTTATATAAAAGGTCTACACCTTTTACTAACGAGTTGCCTGAATTAAAAGTGATTTTAACGGCATTAGCGGAGTTTTCCATGCCAACATTCAAATAACTATCAGAACTAAATTGAAAGCCTTTAGGAATGAACGCAGGGTCGCTAAATTGAGATACAGCAGAATACTCCCCATTCTCGTATTGGTATCTGTATGCAAAACATAAAAACCTATCCTCTAAAAAATTAGCATCGCCATCTGTTTTTAAAGGCAAAATAGAAGGAGATTGAAGGGGTGGTTTTTTAACAACTAATAAACTCTCATACAAATAAGAATCGTCAAGATTGTTTACTGGACTTGGATAATTCTTTTTTACATTTATAAACCTCGGAGGATTATAATTATCTGTAAAAAAAAGTAAATCATCAACTAGATTAACTCCGGTTATTAAATTAGATAAACTAAAATTTAAAGTAGTATTTATATTGTTGCCTTCGTTTATACTTACAACGTGATAAATTAAATCAGTAGTAACTGTATTAAAAGAAACGATAAGGTCTAGTCTTCCGGTATCTCCGACAGTAAACGCCGGGTCGTGAACAAACCAATATATGGTTTCATTTGCTCCGTCCTCATAAGCTCCTATACATCTAGCATTTACGCTTAATTGTATGCCACCTAAATACTGTAGCACAGTCAATAGGGTGTTCCCCTTTGAATTTTCTACAGAACCATATTCAGAGGCTTCCGTAGAACCCAACCTAACATTAAGAGCATCAATATATTCGCCATCCGGTAAAAGCCTTTCGTCAAGGCTTTTATTCATGCGACCTTTAATAAAATTTCTTTGAATTTTCGTCATTTTATTTTATCCATTTATTATCTCCCCTTAAATTCATTAAGAGTTTCCCTGGATGAATGTTGCTTAATCTAATTTTAGCATTTCTAAGTAAAGCTGATTTGTCTTTTCTAGCTCTACTAATTATATATTCTTGAACATTAAATTTACTATTTAATAGCTCATATTTTATTGCCGCATAAATATATTGCTCGAACAACTTGTTGACCGTAATCAACGAGTCATTGCCCCCCTCCATGCCATCAGAAATATACTCCAATATACAGGATTCGTTAAGCATTGTAGAATCAAAGTTTATAACCCCAGCCTTTTTATCTATTCTAAAAGTGGGATTTGCATTTGCCGTCTCTGTATTTAAACCATATCTAGCCCCTATTGAATATTCAGCATACCAATTAGCATCACTGTTAACTGAAGTCTGTTCATCTGAATTGTTTTTGTTGAGGTAGATACTTTTTTGATTACCATTAATTCTATCAGTATCTAATTCAGATGCCGTGGTTATAACATTGCCGTCAACATCAAATGTTAAAGTGCCTCCAGCTCCTTGTAAATATGCTTTTGCTGAATTTAATTGTATGTTTTCATTTAAAGGTCGAATCCAACCATCCTTATACAATGAAATCCTAACCCAATTTACATAATCACTAGGAAGAACAAAAGTTAAATTATCAAAAACAGTAAGCTGCAATGCTTTAATTTCCTTAAAAGCATCATAGTTTAATTCCTGTATTGCTCTTTTAGCATGAAATAATATCTTATATCTTTCTTCATTGTTAATCAAAGAATGATTGCCGGCATACATTAATTGAAAATTATTAACTATATCCTCTAAACTAACGTATTGATACGAACCCCAATTTTGATTTGTTGGTGCTGTACCCCCGTTTTCATAATACTGGTATTGAGATAAGTATGCCATTACGATTCTTGGTTTTCTTGTTGCTCTATATTTTGACCAAACGCATACGCATCACCTTCTCTTATAGAGATTCCAGCGTATTGTAAAATCCTTGCAACTAAATTATTTTCATCCTCTATTGGTAATTCAAAATCTTGATAGTCAGATAAGCTTTGATTGAATATAGGGTCTCCATTAGATATTGTAATATACGTCCACTTAGGGTCTTTTGGGTATCTTATGTATTGAG